AAGGAAGAAGCAGTAGAAGAATCAAAGGAAGAGCCAAAGACTGAAGAAGAAGCTCCTGCCGCGGAAGAAACATCTGAACCCTCCGAAAAGACAGAAGAAACTGCAGAAGTCAAAGCTTTGAAGGAAGAAAATGCATCTTTGAAGGCAAAGTTACTAGAAGCTGAAAAGAATCTTGAATCGCCTCAATTGAAGGCACTTCAAGAATCTGCGCCACAAACTAAACAACAAGCAAAAACTAACGTTTTAGACTTAATTGGATAAGATGGCAAGTACAGGAAATTCGCAACTTGGCTACGCAGCAGGCGGAGCTTATATGCAATCATTCGCAGGCCTTCCAAACAAGACTCGGTATGCTGGAATTGATGTGAAAGCATTATCTAGTGGAATTGAGAGATACGAAACTGATATTCGAGCAAATATGTTCGGTCAAGATAACGTAAATCTTAAGGCACTTAACACCGAATCAGGTGGAGCGGGTACAGCAGGATATGCACTTGTCCCAGTTTATGTCGATCCGAAGATTATTGATCAAACAAGGAAATATACTCCTTTATGTGAAATAATCCCAAGAGTATCTAACTTTGGTATGTATGCAGACTACAACAATGTAACCGCTAAAGGTGGTGGATTTGTTGCAAGCGAAGATGCGCCTCTAGCAGAGACAAATACTACATACGATAGATTCTCAACAGAAATCAAGTTCCTATATGCAGTAGGTAGAGTAACAGGTCCAGCAAGGGCAGCTATTCCAGCTTACGCATTGGCAGGGTTCCAACCAGGGGCAGGCCAATCTATGGGTGCAGGATTTAGTGACCAAGGAGCACCAAATGCAAAGCAATTGGAAGTTCTTATTAAGGCACGAGAATTGAAAGAGTTAGAAGAGGACTTGATCATCAATGGTGATACAGATGATGATGCAAATGAATTCAATGGTATCATTGATTTGATGAGCACTACTAACACAGTAGACAAGAACACTACAGCTCTTGACCTAGACGACATAAACACAGCAATCCAATATGCATTCGACGATGGTGGACGACCAAACTTAGCGGTATGTTGTAGTTCTGTTTACACAGATCTATTGAACTTATTGCAACAGAAGATTGGTTATATGCAAGCACAACAGCAGGTATTATGGGGTTTTCAATCTATTGTATTACATACAATGGTTGGACCAGTAACTGTAATTCCTAGTATGTTCATGACAAACACAACAGGTAGTAAAGCAATTTATTTCCTAGATTTGAGTGTTGTAGAGATGAGAGTCCTACAAGACATGACATACGAAGAGCTTGCAAAAACTAACGATAGTGAGAAATTCATGCTGAAAATGTATGAAGCTCTAATCATTAGAAATACATCATTTTGTTCGAGTATTACTGAAATTGCTTAATTGTGGCAGTCGGTTATAATTAACCCGTTGCATTCTCAAAATGAGGTGCAACTTAACACTCATAACTAAATTACAAAAAAACAAAATGGCAGAAAGAGATTCAAAAGGAAGATTTAAGAAAGGATATACCCCAAAAACTGCGTTTAAGAAGGGGTATGTACCAGTGCATAAGGGTACATCCGGATTGAGAAACCATACTAAAGATTCAAAGAAGAAAATTGCAGATTTCAGAACTGGGAAGTCTAGTGGGATGCTTGGAAAGAAACATACCATTGAATCTAGACAAAAAATGAGTAAAAATACGAAAAGAGGAAGTGATTGTAATTTGTGGCGTGGTGGCATAACTGATTTAAATCTTAATTTAAGGAACAGCTCATTGTATAAAATTTGGAGAGAATCGGTTTTTTTAAGAGATAACTTCACCTGTCAAAAAAAGGATTGTGAGTATTGTAATAATAAAATTGGGGTAATGTTAAACGCTCACCATATAAAATCATTTTCAAAATATCCAGAATTAAGGTTCAATATCCAAAATGGAATCACCTATTGTAAGGAATATCATCTTAAGGAAATTCATAAAACTAAATTAGAGGAAAAACACTTATGGCATTAAGACGTTATTTAGACAAAGAAGGTAAGTACATGTGGAAAAAAGAAGCAGACGCACCAGTCGAGACTCCAAAAAAATCCGCAGAAGAGAAAGAAGTTGACTCAATCGAGGAAGCTATCTCTGAAGTAGAAAAGCCTAAAAAGAAGAAGACTAAAAAAGCTAAAAAGTAAGTGTCAAATAAATAATGGCATATGCAACAGCAAATGACATCTACGATAAAGTAGGTGTTACATCAACAGAACTTCCAGAAGCACAAATAAATAGAATTATAGCAAACGCAGATGCAGAAGTAGACCGAATTATTAAAACAACATGTGTTCCAAAAAAATACACTTGGATGTTTGATGGAGATAATAATAATTTAGTTTATTTAAAAAATATTCCATTATTAACAGTTAACAAACTAGAAATCGATGACACAACAATTGACATCGATGATATTACGTTCAATCAAGCAGGGCAAGTAAGATTAAAAAGCACTGCTGATAAATCATTTTTTTATGCAAGCACAACTCCAAACAATTGCAGAATCCAATATACTTATGCATGGTTAGAACAAACAACAGTTCAATCAGATAGCACGGTAGCATCAGTAGCAGGAACAGACGAAACACTAACTGTTGGCGACGGAAGTTTATTCTCTGAAAACGATTGGGTTTTAATTGAAGGGTTTGATGGTTACCAAGAAGCTGCAATGGTTAAGTCAGTTGATACAAACGATTTGACTTTAGATCTAGTAGTTCCACATGAAATTGGATCTACAGTAACAAAATTACAAGTACCATTAATAATAACACAATTAGCAAATGTTATTGGAGCAATCATGGCAGCACTTAAAATGATTGGATCAACTTATACATTCGCAACGAGCTATTCAGTCCCAGATTATCAAGTAACAAAAGGAGTTCCTCACCCACATTTTTCAGCTAATTTACAAGGTTGGGTAAAAGAGAGAGATTTTCTTATATCACAAATAGCTCCATGGCCTTCATTTTCTTAAATAGATAGTTTTTTAAAATCCCATATCCTCATTTAAATATGGTATTATGTGCTTATTGCAAAAAAGAAACAGGAAAGAAATTATGGCCAAAATGTAAGAGAGGATATTGTGATAGAACTTGTATGGCAAAATGGCGTCAAGAAAATGGGACTTGGAATAAAGGCAAAAAGTGGGAAGAAATGTATTCTAAAGAAGTATATGATAAATTAGATAAACGAAATCGTTCCAAAGGAGCAGAAAATCATAACTGGAAAAGAAAGCGCCCAGATTTATCTGAAAGAAATAGAAAAAATATTAACCCAGTTTTAAATAAATATTACGCATATCAAAGAAATGCTTTTGAGATATATGGTAGAAAGTGTTCTCAGTGTGGTAAAGAAAAAGGGCAAATAGATGTTCATCATATAGACGGAAATCATAACAACAACGATGTCTTGAATTTATTAGTTTTATGTGCGTCGTGTCATGGCAAACTCCATAAATCCGTTAAAAGAATTTAAATATATTATAGACTTAAAAATAATATGGATATAATATATTTGGAGGTTACATAATGTCAGGCGCAAGCGATATAGGCATTGTAGAAGCAGACTTTACTAGTAATGCATTAAATGATTTTGGCCAAACAGTTGTTAGAACTCCAATAACAAAAACAGTTTCTAATAATACTGGAAGTCCAACATATACTTCTGGTACAAACCAAAATATAACAGCAATTTTTACTCACAGGTCTCAAAACTTTGACTGGGCAAAAGAAGGACTTTTTGAAGACGGAGATGCATTTATGCAAGTTGACAAGGATCAAGCATTAAATAAAGAAGATATAATCACTGTTGATAGTCAAAAATATCGAGTAGATAATATAATAACAAGGCAGGCATCAGGAGATAAACTATTCAAATCCTGCAATTTATTTAAAGTACAATAATAAAAAGAATTTAAATATAACAAAAAACTAATAATATTAAGAGGAAGTCCTCTATAAATCAATCCAGGTGGATATGGCAAATAATCAAGTAATGTTCGGAATTGCAAACGACCTCGTTAATGAGTTAGTTATACAATTAGGTAAAAACGGAAACGTCGATACTGGCGAATTGAAAAATTCTATATCTGCAAAGATTCAGGGTAATAATATTATCATTGAGATGGCACCTCAAGGAGAATATATTGAATATGGGACAAATCCACATATTATAACTCCTAAAAATGGAAAAGCATTAAAATTTAATGTTGATGGTAAAGATGTATTTACAAAAAAAGTAAATCATCCAGGTATAAGACCATCACCATTCATAAGACCAGTAATACATCAAAAATTAAAAAAAATAATCGAAAAAAACATAGAACAATATGGCTAACGCAACAACAACAATAAATGAATTATTACATTGGGTAAGAAATTCAGATGTTCTCACAACTACAGAAAGAAGTGTCACAACTGCTTCTGATACTGGGACATTTGATGATGATTCAGATCATTTAATAAGTGTTTCAAATATAAAAAATATACGAAGTATTACAGTAAGTGGAAGTCTATTAACATTTGGTACAGATTATGACTACGATGTAGATTATAGTGATTCAGGAACTATTAAAACAAAAATTACATTCACATCAGCACAAACAGGAGCATATAGTATTTCATATGATTATGGGTCAGATAAAATATTTAATGATTATCCTAGAGATGATTTAAAAATTAATTCGTATCCAAGAATTGTTGTTGATATTTTATCAGAGGTAAATGATGCATATGGAATTGGAGGAGAGACATTTATAGAAAATACAATGTTTACGATTATTGTTTATGCGCAAAGCCAAGATTACATTAGAGACCATATTGAAACAATAAAACAAAATTTAAAAGAAGATGCAAAAAACTTTTATAACTTTATATTCGTAAAACCTACGGACAGAGGACCAATAATTAAATCAGACGGACGTAATCAAACAATACTTCATGGCAATATTGACGCTATGGGAATGTTTAATATTACTAACATTTAACTAAATAAAATAGGAGGAAAAATATGGGAGACATAAGTTCAGGCGTAACAGTTACCGATATAGTGCCAAATCAAGGTAGAAAAGAAATCATGGTTGAAACTGCAACAACTGCAGATACTGGAGACACAGTAGACATAACTTTGGCAGATTATGGAATTACAACATTCCTTGGTATTCTTGGGTTCGCTCATTCGACTGAGAACAGCGTTGTTATTACAGAAGCACCAACTACATCAGTTAGCTCTGGAGTTTTAACTATAACACTTGGTGGAACGTTAAATTCAGACGATAAGAGGGTTTTCATTATATACGGTAAGTAAAATGCACATAATAGCAATTGGAGAAGGATATACTGATGGTTTGAAAAGATTTGAAGAACATTTCAATGGACGAATGTATAAGAATGGAAAATGTAAAGTTAGAGTTAGAGAAATCAAACTTTATCACTTTGGATTTAACGAATGTGGGTATAAAGAAGTTTTATCAGATATTAAAGCGCTTAGTCGTTATAAAGAAATAAAAAACGCTCAAAAAAATACAACACAAGAATTAAATTCTAAATTCCAAAAATATGTTAAGTTATTTAGAAAATTCTTCAAAAATATAAAACCAATAGAAGATGATCTTGATTCAGTAAAGCCAAGTAATATAAAAGAAGAATTTGGAAAAAAGGGAATATGGTTTAATACATCATTAAGACCAATTGGAAAAATTGATGATTACAGGTATCCTGATGGGAGAGAAGCAGTATGATAGAAAAATATTTATCAATACAAGATTCAATAGCTATATTTTGCATAATAGGAATTATTATTAAATTCGTTCAATTTTTTTATTTCGATCGAAAAAACAAAACAAAAAACTAAATAGGAGGAAAAAGAAATGGCAACAAACACAAACATTGCAGCAGTACCGCTTTATCCAGTTGGAGGAACAACTAACGAAGGATATAAAATAGCAGTAATTGATAGCGGAGCAAAGGCCGCCCAAAACGATACTTGGACAATTACAAATGCAAGTTCAATAGTATGGGCAGGAATAACTCTTGACGCGACAGGAGCCGCAGAAGCTCACACGATCTCGAGTAATGTAATCACGTTAACAGGAGCTACAGGAACAGCTTGTAGTGGAATAATCGTTTATAGATAAACAAAAATTAAATTATTATTTTTTATTTAGAAGTTCGGAGGAACTAAAACTTTAACTAAACAAGGAGGAAGAAAAAATAGCAAAAAACATATCAGGAGCACAGGTTTTTATTAAAGCCGCTTATGAAGACTCAGACGTATGGGGACAGGCAGCTGCAAGCATGACAGAGCCAGATTCAACAGAATTCGCATTTGGACAAGGTGTTGATTTCAACATTAAACGAAATAACAATAAAAAGCGAATCTATGGAGTTGGGCAAAGAAACGCGCAAGAAACTGTTGCACTTCAATACAATATAGCTTTAACTGTAAATGGAAGTTTAAGTAATGCTTATTTTTTATTAGGAGCATTAGGAGCAAACGCAAATGCAGGCGGTGGACCAACATATACTCACACATACACGGAAGCTGATGTTTTACCAACTTTTACTGCTTATGCTAGAAGATCATTTGATACAGCAAAAAATGAAGTAGTTCAAGGATGCATTATTAATTCGTTAGCATTAAAATCTGCAGTAAATGAAGAAGTAAAATTCACACTTGAGTGTCTAGGTAGATATGACAAGGTTGACACAGATTCTGAATCTGCAGTTACTGAAACTGAAAAAATATTCACGTTTGCAGGAGGAGTAATTGAAATTCCAAATGGAACTTCAATCGCTAAAATACAGACATTTGATTTAACAATCAATAACACTGTAGAATTAGTTTTCGAAGTAGGTGACAGATTTGCAGCAGGTTATGTAGCAAAAAATAGAGAATATAATTTTAATATTAATGTAGCAGTAGATGATTATACATTATTAAGTAGATTATATGATGGTACAAATAGCTCAACAGCACCAGGAACTGGAAATGGAGAAATTGCGACAATGGAATTGACATTCACAAATTCCAACAGCGATACAATAGTCGCAACGTTTACCGGAGTTCATTTTAATGAAGATGATAATCAAACAAGTGTTGGAGAAGTATTTAAAATGGGAATTACTGGATGGGCAAATGCTTGCACAAGCATTGTTTATACAAACACAACAGAAACAGCTCCAGCGCAGGCAACAAACGTCTAATTAAAT